TGATTGGGAAGGCGCAAAAGAACAACTGATGCTCTGGACTAAAGGTGGCGGTAAGGTACTGCCGGGACTGTTTAAACGCCGCACGGCTGAGTGCGCCTTACTGGATTGACCGATGGCACTTAAAAAACTAAAGCTAAAGTCTGGTGTAAACAAGGAAAACACTCGGTATACATCTGAGAATGGCTGGTTTATATCTGACAAGATGCGGTTTCGTCAGGGTACGCCAGAAAAGATTGGTGGCTGGGTTCGTATTTCTGCGGCTGTTTTTCAAGGCGTGTGCCGCTCCCTCTGGAACTGGGTCACACTAACATCGTTAAACCTAATTGGCGTAGGCACTAATTTAAAGTTTTACATTGAGCAAGGCGGTGCGTACAACGACGTTACGCCTATCCGTGCTATCTCCACGATCAATAACAACCCATTTGTAGCTACAAACGGTTCCGCAGTCATTACAGTAACAGACACGGCTCATGGTGCATTTACAGGTGACTTTGTTACGTTTAGTGCTGCTGTTGGTTTGGGCGGGAACATTACCGCAACAGTGTTAAATGCCAATTATCAAATCACTGTCATTAACGCTAACAGTTACACGTTTACAGCAACAGCCACAGCCAATGCAACAGACGCTTCTGGGTCACCCGGCGGCGGTGCGGCGGTCATAGCGGCTTATGAGATTCACGCTGGCCCAGCCTATGCCGTGGCTGTTAATGGTTGGGGTGGTGGCCCTTGGGGTTCAGGCACTTGGGGTGTTGGTATTAACTCTGTTAATGCTATCCAGTTATGGAGCCAAAGCAACTTTGGTGAAGACTTAATCTTCGCGCCAAGGGGTGGTGGCATTTATTACTGGTCTGCCCAGATTGGCGTTACGCCATTATCCTTTACAGTAACTATTGCTTCACCCGGTGTATTAACTGTGGCTTTGAGGAATGGCACTGCGGTGTATCTAAACACCACTGGAGCCTTACCAACTGGTTTGGTTGTGGGTACGATTTACTATGTAGTTGGTAGCACAGGTACAACCTGTAATCTAGCATTGACCTACGGCGGTGCGGCAATTATTACCAGCGGAACGCAGTCAGGCACTCACACTATATCTCCTAGAGGCATTGATATTGTCTCATTGGGTGGCGCATCAGACTGCCCGACTATCCAGAATTTAATCTTTGTTGCTGACACAAGCCGGTTTGTGTTTGCGTTTGGATGTAACGACTACAGCAGTACGGTTCAAGATCCTATGCTGATTCGCTGGTCTGACCAAGAATCTGTAACAAACTGGACACCATCAGCCACAAACCAAGCCGGTAGTATCCGCTTGTCCCACGGCTCAGAGATCATCACTTGCGTACAGACCAGACAAGAGATTGTGGTTTGGACTGACTCATCCCTGTATTCTCTCCAATATCAAGGCCAGCCAGCAGTTTGGTCTAGTCAACTATTGGGTGACAACATTTCCATCATTGGCCCTAATGCCGCTATTATTGCTTCTGGTGTTATTTATTGGATGGGCGTTGATAAGTTCTACAAATACGATGGTCGCACCCAAACTTTGCGTTGCGATTTGCTTCGGTACATTTACCAAGATATTAATTTAGCTCAATCAGCGCAAGTGTTTGCTGGAACCAATGAAGGCTTTAACGAAGTCTGGTGGTTCTATTGTTCTGCTACTAGCTCTACCATTGACTTGTACACAATCTATAACTACACAGAAGATGTCTGGTCTTATGGAACATTGGCCCGTACAGCATGGCTTGATTCAGGATTACGTGATTACCCACTAGCGGCAACGTACTCCTATAACCTTGTTGACCATGAGCAGGGCAATGACGATAACGTAAGCGGCACACCAGCGGCTATTTCTGCCATCATTGGTTCTGCTGAGTTTGACATTGACGATGGCGATCACTTTGGTTTTGTTTACCGCATGCTCCCAGACATTACGTTTCGTGGATCAGACGCGGCATCTCCTCAAGTCACCATGACGCTGATCCCCATGCAAAACTCTGGCTCTGGGTACAACAACCCCATTTCGGCGGGCGGTAACCCTGATGCAACAGTGGTGCGCACTTCAACCTCAGTCATTGAGCAGTTTACAGGACAAGTGTTTGTACGTGTTCGTGGCCGTCAGATGATTCTTCAAGTTGAATCTAATCAACTGGGATGCGCTTGGCAGTTAGGCTCACCCCGTATTGACATCAAACAAGATGGTCGCAGAGGTAACACATGATTGTTATTTCTGACTTTGAGATCAATCAGGTTGCCGCGCCTAACTTACCGCTGTCTCCGTTTGAATATGACCGGTTGTACGCTGACCAGTTAAACAACGTGCTTCGCTTGTACTTCAACAGGGTTGATGCTATTCTGAACCAGTTTAAAACGGATACCATTATCCCTGCTTTGACTAATTACACTGTGGCAACGTTGCCTAGTGCAGTAACTTCAGGTAAAGGCGCAAGGTCTTTTGTAACAGATGCACTGGCTCCCGCGTTTGGTTCTACCGTGATAGCTGGCGGGGCTGTTGCTGTGCCCGTATACTCTGACGGAACAAATTGGAAGGTCGGATAATGGCAGTCTCAGATAAGGACATCTACGACTATGTTGTTGCCAACATTGGTAACCCACAGGCTATTGCGGATGCGGCGCAACAATTCAATGTGTCTGCATCGGATTTGTCACGCGCTACAGGCTATGACCTCGGGGCTGTAAACAGTTTCTTTACACAAGCTAACGTCACTCCATACTGGGCTGCAACTGATGCAACGGACAACACGGGTATTACATCGTTACTACCTACGGGCACTACAGGTACAGACGTTACAGACACAAACACCTCGACATATACAGACACAAGCGTAGTTAACACGCCGTATGTAGACACCACTGCAGTTGACGATTACTACGCGCAACAACAAGCCGAGGCAGATAGACTTGCCGCTCTGCAAGCGCAAGCGGATGCACAAGCCGCCGCACAAGCCGAAGCAAATAGACTCGCCGAAGAAGCACGGTTAGCGGAAGAGGCTCAACTTGCCGAAGAAGCCCGACTCGCCGAAGAAGCCTACCTTGCAGAACAGGCTCGCCTTGCTGAAGAAGCACGGTTGGCGGAAGAAGCTCGCCTTGCCAAAGCATCCGCACTTGCAGCCGAAGCTGAAGCCGCCGAAGCACAAAGACTTGCTGATGAGGAAGAGGCTAACGCAAAGAAATACACACAAGCCGAAATTGATCAAGCGCTGATTGATTACTTAAAGCAGAACCCCACTGCAACTAAAGAACAAGTTAAAGACGTTGCCGCTACGATTGGTATTAACAATGCTCAAGTTGATGCGGCATACACTAAATTAAGTACAACAACCGATAAAGCCACAGGCAATACGGTAACGTATCACGACGGTACAACTTATAACGCCACGCAATTGGCTACGCTGACCACGCAAATTACAAACTTGTCATCTTTATTAGGTGTTGATAAATCTTGGAAAGGCGGTGCGTTTACGGCAGGTGATGGCGCAAACATTGGTTTTGATGCCGCAACCGGAAAGCAAATTCTTGGTACGGGCACTATTACAAACAAACAGCAAGTTGCGCTAGATATGGCGGCGACTCTTGCCGCTGCGGATGTCACTGATATTAGCCAAATTGGTAAAGGTGACCTTACGGGCGACGTAAATGCAAGGGTCGAGTACGACGATAACGGTAATCCTACAGGCGCATATTCTAAGTTTGATACCAAAACAGGAACATACGTTCCTATGACCGCCGCTGAGATAGCAAACATCCGCACTATTACTGTTGGTGATGGTGAGAATCAGAGTCAACAATTAGTTACTACAGGTGTAATTGGCACGGGAATTATCAATACAAAAACAGGTAAACCGATTGGTGATGGTACCGGTAACATTGGTTACACCGCCACGGGTAAAGATGGCACAGAGTACAAACTTAAAATTGACGAAAAAACTGGTTTACCGATCTTCTACACCGTTGGTGTATCAAGTAACGACTTGGCCAACTTAATGGCAGACCTTGGCCCTATTGGTCAAATTGGTCTTGCTATTGCTACAGGTGGTTTGTCTATACCTCAACAGATTGCCGCTAACATGGCCGTGCAACTGCTTAGTGGTAAGGAAGCTAAAGATGTAATTAAAGGCGCCGCATCCTCGTTTCTTGCATCCCAAATTCCCGGTATGGATTTTATGAAGGACGGCGCTTCGTTTATTGAAGGCTTAGGACTGTCTAAAGAAATGACAGACACGCTAACAAGGGGATTACAAAACGCCGCAACTTCTACTGTTGGCGCAGTACTTTCGGGTGAAAATGCTGGAACGGCGTTTGTAAAAGGCTTTACTACCGGTGGCATTAACGGCGCAGTTAATGGGCTCATGAATAATATTGATGGGTTTGGTGACCTTACAGCATCTCAGCAAAAGATGATTACTAACATAGTCACGGGCATTGTGTCCGACAAGCCGTTAGACCAACTGGTTATCAATGCTGCTATTGCCGCCGCAAACGATGAAATTGCAAAAGCAAAAGGTACGGGCACCGGCACAGACACCAAAGTTACGACAGATACTAAAACAACTACAGACACAGTTACGGGTACAGGAACAGATACCAAAACCACAACAGACACTACCGGTACAACAGGCGCGTCTAACCTTGCAACTAAAGATGTTGTCTCGTCGATTACAACCGGCGCCACTGCAACCGATGCGTTAAACCTTGGCGGGACTGATGCGCTCTTAGCATCTCTCATAGGCGACAGCGCAGTTATTGACCAAACAGTTAAGAATGACAAGTTAAACACAATTGCCAGCACGCCTAAATTTAATGATGCGTTTGCACAAGCGCGTGCACTTCTTGGCCCCGGTAAAACGTTTACATGGCAAGGTAAAGAGTACAGCACGGCTACTTCCACCGAACGCCCAGACTTAAACGTTACCGCTGCTGATGCAAAAATCAATGCGCTAAACGCAACAAACCTTGCAACCACTACCAACGCGTCTAGTACGGTTGCGGCGCAGACTGATACGGCGGCTAGAACTCTTGGCACTGCGTCAAACCAAAGCGATGTAGAAACAAAACGCCTACTGGCGCTTAATAATTCTTTGGTGTTAGGTAATGCTCCTAACGAATCAGCGGCAGAAACCGCTAAACTTGCCGCGCAGAACAAAACTGCCAAGTTGTCGGCGGAAGAATCTGACAGTGCCATTACGTCTATATTTAAAAACGTAACGGGCACAATATCCGCAGCAGCAGGCGAGCAAGCATCTTCTCTTGAGGGGGCGCTCAAAGCTACTGGGGCTATTGGTAAAGATAGCCTACTTGCAGGTATGGCAAAGGGATTGACAACCTATGGCGCAAACAACGTTTCTACCGTAGCCCAAGAGCAAGAAAAAGGATTTGTCACTGAAATTTCTAAAGCCGGAAATACTGGAGAATTCTGGTCTGATGCGGGCGCTAAGTTGGCAGCGTTACCGTCTGCTATTGCTAATAACCCAATTGGCTTTGGCTACGCCGTGGTCAAAGAAGGTATCCAAGAAGTTATCCCAATCTTGACCGGTGCGAGTGCGGCCAAGTGGGGCGGTAAGTTTATTGGTTTTGCGGCTAACTCTATTGTTAATGGAGTTGAGGCTGGCGGTGCAGGCTATAACGACACAGTAGCCAAGGCCAAACTAGCCGGTATGAATGAAAATGACTCACATGCCGCCGGACAGAAGTCTTTTGCCGCTTCCGCTACTGTAGCCGCAGTACTTGGCCCACTTGTTGATGCACCGTTTATTAAACGCGCCGCAGGCGATGCAGTACAGAAAGCAACTGTTGGCACTGTAGTTAAATCCGGCCTGAAAGAAATGCCCCTTGAGTACGTTGAAGAAGGCTCGGCTCAAGGTTTCCAAGACTACTTTGCTACCGGCAAAATCAACGTCAACAATATTCTGACTGGCGGAACTGTCGGATCAGCCGTTGCAGGGCATACAGTAGCTTCTATCCAAGCAGGTGAAGTTGCGCTTGACAAGGCACAGCAGGTTGCATCGTCCCAGATTCTTAGTTCTGTTGCCGGTGACAAAGCAGGTGACTTGCAGTCTCAAGTTTCAAACACTATTGCAAACACTAAAAACTTATCAGACGCTGGTTCACAGATTGTGTCTACAATGCAAGAAGCGGGCATGAACACGGAGCAAGCACAATCCGTTGCCAATACTGCAGTAGCCGAGGCTGTTGTTTACAACCTTACACAAATTGGCGGCGCGGATACTAAGTTTGCAATCGACAACCTGAATGCACCGGTTGGTTTTGATTCAAACGGAAACGCTGTAACAGTTGGTGACGTGCTTGGTTCTTCAGTGACCGGTAAAGGCACGGATTTCCAAGTGCAACCTGACGTGGTTGTTGGCACGGGGCATGATGGCAAGCCAATTACTATTGGTAGCCTGACTGGTTTGCAAGCCAAGGAAACCACAATCACTACAGACACGGGCGCCAAGATTGATACCACCAAGGATACCGATACCACCAAGGATACCGATACCACCAAGGATACCGATACCACCAAGGATACCGATACCACCAAGGATACGGACACAGACACTGATACGGACACAGACACTGATACGGACACAGACACTGATACGGACACTGATACCGATACGGACACAGACACTGATACCGATACGGACACAGACACAGACACAGACACAGACACAGACACAGACACAGACGACGATACAGACGACGATACGGACACAGACACAGACGACGATACAGACGACGATACTGATACCGATACGGACGATGAGGTTGTTGACCCCGATAAGCCGCCAGTAGTAAAACCGCCGGTAGTAAAGCCGCCTAAAAAACCGCCGCCCAAAAAGAAACCTAAAAAGCCGGTAGCAAAGAAAAAACCTGTGCCCCCGCAGCAACAGGCAGGGCAACAACGCGTGGATGTAAAAACCCCCGAAGGCAAGGATATTGAGTATATTTACGACTTCGAAAGCATTTTTGCTAACAAGCCGGAACAGAAGCCAAAGAAGATGGCTAGGGGCGGTGCAGTCAGTGCTGCACTCAGCGTAAACGACGAGTTAATCAGAATTTTGAGAGGATAAGATCATGGGTGATGATGACGAATTGGGCTATTTGGGATACACACAAACCTACGATGACGACGAGTTGGGCTATTTAGGCAACGTAGAAGCCAACGACGACGAGTTGGGCTACTTAAGTAGTTACATTGAATCAAGTTTTCCTGAGTTGGCTGGAGATACTGCGCTGTCTACTCAGTTAGGAAAAGCACTTAAAACGGTGGGTGCTGATGCGTTTAACTCGCTAAAAAATACGTTCATGAAGGACGGCAAAGTTGACTGGCGTTCTGTAGCGGGTGCGGCAGGTGGCCTATATGGTTTGTACCAAGCCAATAAACCCCAAGAAAAAGTTGGCTACCAAGGCAGTATCCCTAAGTACGAAGCCGTACGTGCTCGCGTACCTTTAACGTATGACGCTACACGACGCGCTGGAAGTTCTGGCCAGCAATACTTTACTGCGCCACAGTTTATTAAGCAGGGTGACACCGAGGCTATTAAAACTGCGGGAGACGCTGCCGCTAAACAGGCCGCAAATATTGCTAACGAAAACTTTAGTAACTTTGCACGGCACCCCGACATTATTGCCACCCTGCGTGGCAAGAATCTTACCTCCCCAACACCGGTCACATCCCCTGCGGGTGGCGGTACAGCGGTGGCTTCTCGTCCCGCTTCTAGCGTTGCCCAAGATTTAAAAGTACCCGTGTATACGGAAGAAAATGCACGGGGCGTACAAATGGCTTCCGGCGGTCTTGCAGGTATGGCAAAAGGTCGATATTTAGGTGGTGCAACTGATGGAATGGCTGATAAAATTCCAGCACGAATTGGTGGTAAGCAAGAAGCAAGATTAAGTCACGGAGAGTTTGTGATTCCTGCAGATGTTGTAAGCCACTTAGGTAACGGAAACTCCGAAGCAGGTGCAAAACGTTTGTATGCAATGATGGACAAAATCCGTACGGCTCGCACTGGCACAAAGAAGCAGGGCAAGCAGATTAACCCCGATAAATTTTTAGCGTAAGGTAATATATGGCAGAACCATCATCAACAGGTCAAACTGGTCAGACTGGCGCAACCGCACCTAAAGACCCCATGGTTGGTTTAGAGACCGGACGCGAGTCTGCGCTTTCAAACTATATTGGCCCTTATGTTACCGAGATGTTGGGACGTGGCCAAGCCCTTGCTTCTGAGCCGTACCAAGCGTACACAGGCCCACTGACTGCCGGTGCATCTAACCTTCAGTCACAAGCGTTTCAAGGTTTGGCTGGGCTGACTATTCCTACCTCATCAATGGGCGCGTTCACACCGCAAACGTTCACGGCAGACCAAGCCAAGAACTACATGAATCCGTACTTGACAGCGGCACTTGACCCTCAGATTACTGAGATGCGCCGTCAAGCAGACATTACACGTATTGGTGACGCAGGGCGTCTTACTAAAGCCGGTGCGTATGGTGGCTCACGTCAAGCAATCATGGAGTCTGAAGGTAATCGCGCATTGATGGATAAGTTGTCAGGCATTACCGGCGCAGGTTACAAAGACGCTTACGACAAAGCCATGGCACAGTTCAACGTAGAGCAAGGTCGTGGTCAGACTGCACAAGATATGGCTAATCAATATGGCCTTGCGGCGCTACAGAAACAAACTGATGTCGGTGGTATCGAGCGCGGTATTGAGTCGGAAGGTCTTACTGCTGATAGAGCACAGTTTGAAACTGAACGTGACTACCCACTCAAGCAAGTGCAGTACATGCAGTCACTCCTGCAAAACTTACCACTGGCAACACAGCAGTACTCGTACAACCAACCTAGCGCACTTTCTCAATCTACAAGTCAAGCCGGTGGTTTAATGGATATGTACGATCGTTTGTTTGGCGGTCAGCCTGCGGCTAAAAAGTAAGGATTTAATATGATTGACCAAGACGTTAATGCTCGCGCCGCCGCTTACCGAGGTAACCCACAAGCCCTGCAACAGAAGTATGCTGCATCGCAGCAACTGATTGACTTGTTAGCCCTGCAAAAAATTAAGTCGATGCAGGAGGCCGCCGCACGTGAGATGCAGATGCAGATGGCTCAACAGCAAGCCGCAAATGGTGAATCTAGTTCAACTATTGCGCAACAACGCGAAAAAGAAGTCATGGACATGACTAAGCAAGAACTAGCGCAACAGCGCGGTGAACTTGCCCAGCAGCAACAGGTAGAACAAAAAGAAGCCATGCAGAAGTTAATGGGTGGTATTGCAAATGCTCCCGGCGCTGCAAGTGTTATGGAACCTCAAGCTATGGCCGCAGGTGGTATTGTTGCATTTAAAGAAGGCGGCGCGGCTGACAAAAAACCGTTGGACGAAAAAGCGCAAGCGGCACTTGAAGAAGCACAACGATCAGGCGATCGCAATGCCATGATGATGACCATCAAAAAACTTGGCGCGGCAGGCTACGATGTTGCAACACTTATCCCCCGTGCATTTATGGGGGTTGCTGAAGACCTAAGTAACACTCGTTTAGGTAGAGCACTCGGCGCTGACTTTAAAATTCCGCGAGAGGCTTACGGCGGTGACCGAGCAAGTATGACTCCAATGATGGATAGAGTCCGTCGCGAAGAACAAGGATTGGCATCGCTTGCCCCTACCGCGCCGCCAATACCGCAAACACCACCAACAGAACGTTTACCGGTGTCTGAGGCTCAGGCTACTATGAAGGCAGGCCCACAAGCCGCTATGCCCGCTCCCACACCGATGGCTCCCCCTCCCCCACAAGCGGCTAAACCTCCCATGCCCGCCGCTCCCCCCGCACCTGCCGCACCCCCTAAACCACAACAAGGTTTAGGCGGACTACAGATGGGCCCACCGGAAGATACGTTAGGTAATGCTTTGACTCGTCAGTCTGTTGCAGCAATGAACATTGACCCAAAAGCAGAAAAGTTAGCTGAAGAAAAGCGTATAGAAGATCGCCTTAAACTTACGCCCAATGAACGCGCCGTGTACGACGAAGGCATTGCGGGGCTAAAGAAATTCTACGAACGGGACTTTGACCCCGAACTACAACGCCGCGAAGGTATTAAGCGATACTTAATTGGTATGGGTGGACGTAGTCAAGGTGAGTTTGCCGGTGGTGCTGAAACCGCTATGAACTATGACACCGCACAGAATAGTCAACAACGCGCTCGGTTTAACGAGATGCAAAAATCACGAGAAGGTCTTATTGGGCTTGACCGCGCCGCAGTTACCGGCGGTATTGAAGGTGGGTTTAAAACTGCTGAACAAGCCGGTCAAACACTACGCACAGGGCTTACTGCGGGCGCTAACGTGTACGGCACTGAGACTCAATCCAAGGACAACGCCGCACAGCGTGCGGCTAAAGCTATCCAAGATACCGCACAGAACGAAATTGAAAGACTTAAGATTGGCGCACAGCAAGCCGCTACTGCCGCGCAACGTGATGCCAATGACTTTGCCAAACTGAGTGGGCATTTAAGTACAATTACAAACAATCGCGCTCGTGCGGAGCAGGCCGTAGTAAAAGCATTCCAAAAAGATGCGCAAGCAATTGAGATGGCGCTCATGGCTAACCCCAAAGACAAAGAAGCCTTGGGTAGAAAAGCCGCGTTGCAGTTGGAAATTGAGGCTAGCGTAGATAAAACTACCAAGCCTTTTGACTTGCTGGCCTCCTCTATTCAGGCTAAACTTTACGGTGGTGGTGGACAGGGCGGTCTCGGAGGATTTACTGTTCGCGAGAAGCCCGCAAAATAAAGGATAGATATGCCGCTGTACGAGATAACCGCGCCGGACGGGAAGGTCTATGAGATTGAAGGCCCCGCCGGTGCCTCGCAACGCGACTTAGTTCTAGCCACGCAACGCCACATCCGCGACCAACAAACTGCGGACATCGAGCGACGCCGTGCGGCATTAGCAAACCGCCCACCAGAAGCCCCCGAAACCACGTTTGGTGGCAACGTTAAAGAGTTTTTTAAGGGCGTAGTCCCCGGTGCGATTGGCTTGGCCGAGACCGCAGGAACTGGTATCGCAGCGTTATTGCCTGACGACACTGAGCGGTCTGCGCGGGAAAAAATTAAAGAGATTGCTGGCGTTGCTAAGAAACCATTTGAAGCAAGTGCAGGGTACGAAGATTCTATTGGCCGTAACCTTGGTCAGGGTCTAGGCTCAACACTACCGTTCTTTGCACTCGGCCCTCTTGGGTTAGCCGGACGCGCTGTAGGCTCAGGTCTTGGTGTTGCCGCAGGTGCAGGTGAAGCCCGTGAAGTCGCTGAAGCCAAAGGTGCTACAGGCGAAGAACGACGCTTGGCTACACAACTCGGTGCGCCTACGGGTCTACTCGACATCCTTGCCCCACAGATCAAACCATTTAAAGGTTTAATGACTACTGCCGTAGCACGAGGCGGTGTTGAAGGCGCAACAGAAGCAGCACAAAAGATTGCACAAAACCTGATTGCCAAGGGCGTATACGACCCAAGTCAGGAAATCCTTGTGGGTTCTGGTGAAGAGGGCGCATACGGCGCAGGGGTTGGTGCACTGGCTAGTTTGATTGTTGACATGACCATTGGCCGCAAGGCTCGGCGTGCACAACTTGGTTTAGATAAAGAAGCGCCTCCACCCGCAGGTGAAGAGAAGAAACCACAAGCCCAACAACTGCTTGGGTATGACGCACAACCGTTTACTCCGGTCATCATGCCGGACGGCTCAGTCATTACAAGTCGCGCCGATTACGACTCGTATCAGACAAGTAAGGAAGCCCAATCCCGTCAGCGTGAAGCAGACCTGCGTTCCTCCGACCCAATGGCAGGCATGTCTAAGTTTGATCGTGACCTTGCAAGGAGCGGAAAGCAAGCAGCGCTGCAGGAGACCTTTGACGAAGTACAGCCTGACTTGTTTGGGGATGTGTTGCCACCGAAAACTCCCCCGGAGCAGCAGGTAGATGAGGCCGCGCCAATAGTGGATGAGCGGCAAGGTGAGTTACCACTGGTAGGTGGGCGCACCCAAGAGCAACAAATCATTGAGATGATCGCTGGCGAGAAGAATCAGCAAGAAGTTGACAGGGTAAAGCAAACCGCCGATGCGCGTAAAGCCGCAGAAGACAAGGCTAGAGAAACCGAACGTCTAAAGTTTGAGTCTGGCATTGCCGAATTGGATGACCTAATTAACCGCAAGGAACAGAAGTCTACGCAAGAGCGCAGGTTACAGATTCTCCTGCCTATGATCAGCAACCCCGAGATTAAGAACGTTAGTGGAGCGTTTCAAGCTGAACTCAAACGTCAGAAATACACAGACACAGGGTTGTCAGAGCGTGAGCAAAAGTTAATCCAACGCGCAGAAGACTTCCAAGCCGCCAAACCTGTGGCCCCCGAAGTTGAGCCATCTGCACCTGCCCAGAATCAGGCAATGGAAGCGCTTATTCCTGAAAAGAAAACAGAGCGTGTACAGGAACAACCTAGTTTTCCGGGCATGGGAAAACCCAAAGGTGCCGCACCTCAAGCCTTTTCTGACGAAGAACTTGAAGGACAAGCCGCCTCATTCGGCACTGTGTTGACGCCTGAGATTCTTGACCGCACCGGATTGCCTAAACAGTCAGGTTTCTATAAACAGTTGCTTGGCAAAAACATGGCTGACCCTGCGCAACAACCGCAAGTTGCGGATGTTTTGGTGCGTGTACGTAGTAACCCTAATCTATCCCCCGCTACCAAGCAAGCCATTGAGGGTGTTGCCATGCAAGCCTTTGGTGGACTAGCCAAACAAGGCGAGATGTTCGGCCCTCGCGGTAAGGTCTTAGCGCCCACCACTAAGGAGAAAACAAATGCCGCGCCACGAAAGCCAACTACCCCTGATGCAGATACCGGTAAAGCAACTGGAACTAGCGATGCAGGTAATAAACCAAGCGAACAGCCGAAAAAGCCTGTTCGACCCGCTAGTGATACCACAGGAACTAAAGCATCTACAAGCACTGGAGTGGCAAGCGGTGAGCGATCTACTGGAAGCACTACAGACAGAAAAGACGTGGGGACAACTCCATTAAAGCCAAAAGCCGAGGCTAAACCCAAATCTAAGCCTGAGACTACAACTAAGTTTGAAACAAAGCCTGAGACAAAACCCAAGGCTACCGCCGCGCCGAAAACAACCACAACGTCTGCGCCCAAGGCTACGACTACGCCTAAACCCGAGGGTAAACCCGAAGGTAAGCCCGAGATTAAGGGTGTAGTTAAAGACTCTGCTATGTACGACGCACTGGCTAAAGAAGACAAGGCTAAAGCCATCGACTTCCTTGCGGCGGATATGTACAACGCAATGTACCCCCAAAAGAACGCAACAAAAGTTCTTAATGAAATTAACAGCCAACTAATGGCAGGTCAAATTGTTGATCCAAAGTTTGGAAAAGAAGGAGCGTTTGTCCCCGGAATGGGTGGTAAGCATGCTGAGGCATACTTTAATTCCCTGAGTGATGTTGATCGCAAGGCCCTAATCGACCGCTTACAGCACTACTTCATAACAAGTGAGGTAAAGACTGCCGCACGTTTGGCAGAACTTAACGCCAAGCAAGCCCTTGATCGCGCAGTACAGCAACAGATGGATGACGAACTTGATTTGCTCGCGGATGCCGTAGTTCTAACTCGTCCATTACATCCTGCCATTATTGCTGTGGCTAAGTCGGGCAACCTGCTCGGCGCGCTTCGCATGATTGCAAACCAAAACCTTGGTCGTGCATCTAGTGCCGCACAGCGTCTGTCTGAAGTTATTGGGGGTACAAAAATTAAGTTTGTAAAGAACTTAAAGAACGCCTCTGGCCAACCCGTTGCAGGGCGTTACGACCCCAAGACAGACACAATCAGTATTGACGCCGGTGAGGTGTTTGACTTACATACCTTACTTCACGAAGTAACACATGCAACTACATCACATGTTTTGGAAAATAAGTCACACCCCCTGACTAAACAACTTACAGAGTTATACAACAATGTCAAAGGCTCGCTAGACACTGCATACGGCGCGCAATCGTTAGATGAATTTGTTGCTGAAGCATTTAGTAATCCTGCGTTCCAAGCCAAGTTAGCCGCCATCAACCCCAAAGGCGAGCCAATCTCTGCATTGCAACGCTTTAAGACGTCGGTTGGAAACTTTATCCGTCGTTTGATGGGCATGGAAACAAAGAGTCCAAACTCTGCGCTCGATGCTACCGATGCAATGATCAATGAAATTCTTTCTCCTGCTCCTGAGACTCGCAGTGGTGACATACTGTATGCCGCCGCATTACAAGGTAAGGGTGCAAAAGTACTTGACGCTTTGAGTGAAAGTTACCACGAACTGCCCTACATTAACGCAGAGTGGAAAGGCCGCATCAACGAGTTCTTTACAGGCACTACGCCTAATGCAATTAAAAACATTGTGCGCAGTGCCCTGCCGCTAAACGCATTGGTCGATGTCGCACAAAAATACATCCCTATGGCAAACAAGTTGGATGTGCTTGTGGGAGAACGTGCAGGGTCAGAGAACGCTCGTAGCCAATCCATTGAGCCAATCATCGATCGCGTAGAGAAATGGGCAAAGACCAATCCCGATAAGCTAGACGCCCTCAACAACGTCATCTATACAAGTACGTTAGAGCAAGTTGACCCATCCAAGCCCCGCGCTACATACGCTAAAGATGCGGAAAAGTTAAAGGCTTGGGATGCCATGCAAGCCGACTGGCGCACTCTTGGCGAGAGCGGTCACTCTGTGTACAACCAGATGCGTGACACGTACAAGAAGATGTATGAACAAGTCAAGGATGTACTTGACGCACGTATTGACTCGGCTATCGAGGACAAAGGCACTGCCAATAAGATTAAGGCCGAGGTTTATCAACGCCTGTTTGCAAGTGGCAATATTGAGCCTTACTTCCCGCTGACCCGTTCAGGCAAATACTGGCTGTCGTACAGCGCGGTTGACCCACGCAACGGCAACAAAGAATTCTACGTCGAGGCATACGAGACTAACTATGCCCGTGATCAAGCAATTAAAGAACTCAAAGCTGACCCAAAGGCCAAGGCTGATGACATTCAGAAATTTGCTAACGCAAATCAAATTAACTACCGCCGCGCACCCGCCACATCGTTTGTAAACGGGGTACTACGCACGTTGGAAGCCAACAAGGTTGACGCTGAAGTCACTGAAGAAGTGATGCGTTTGTTCTTGAACACCTTACCTGAGACATCGTTTGCTCAGTCGTTCCGTCGACGCAAAGGCACACTTGGTTTTGACAGGCACGATGCAATCGGCGCGTTGCGTACAAAGACGTTTAGTTTGTCTCGTCAACTCTCCAATATGGAGTATGGTCAGAAGTTTGAACAACTGCGCACTGAGATCAAAGACTATGTCCGTAGCCAAGGCAACCAAGAAGAAGCCGTCCAGTACATGGATGAAATGGATGCGCGTATCGACTATGCAATCAGCCCCAACGTACCGCAGTGGTCTAAGTTAGCCACGTCGTTCGGCTTTAACATGACGCTTGGATTTAACATATCGTCAGCCATTGTTAACTTGGCGCAAGTTCCGCTGGTTGTGATGCCTTACTTGGGTGGTAAGTACGGATACAGCGAAACAACACGCGCTATCGGCCGGGCCTCACGTATTTTTGCTAACAGTGGATTTGACCGCGAAGTGGAGATGTTGGTTCCAACCGACAAGGGCGAGAAGAAGGTAAAGGTTAAGGCTTTCCCGTCCATGGACAACTATGACTTCTCCAAAGAACCAAAACTTAAACACCTTGAGACTCTGGTCAAAGTAGCCGCCGCACGGGGGCAGTTGAACCGCTCACAGGTTTACGACATTCTTGACGTGGGCGAAGATAACAGTCTGCTTACCAAGGTCAACGCGGCTTCCGGTTTTGTATTTCATCATGGCGAACGCATGAACCGCCAAGTTGCACTGATTGCCGCTTACGAGTTGGAACTTCAGAAACTTATCGGTGCCGGTAAAAAGTTAGACACTGCAACAGAAAAACAACAGCAAGAAGCCGCTGACTATGCGGTGTATGTAACAGAACTTACCAATGGTGGAACAGCCGCCGCCGCTGCGCCGCGTATTGCTCAAGGGCCTTTGGGTAAAGTTCTTTTCATGTATAAGCGCTATGGCGTGTCCATGTACTACATGCTGTTCAAGACCGCACGGGATGCGTTGAAAGATCAAGACCCCGAAGTCCGCAAAGCCGCTATGAAACAGATCGCAGGTATCTATGGCTCTGCCGCCCTGATTGCCGGTGCATCCGGTGTGCCAATGTTTGGTGTTGCCGCCATGGTCTACAACATCTTTAAGGGCGACGATGACGATGATATGGACACAGCCACACGTAAGTGGATGGGCGAGTTGTACTACAGTGGCCTCGGTAATGCTGTGTTTGGCGTAGAGATTGCCAATCGTGTGGGTCTGAGCGACTTGCTGTTCCGCGACACCACTACAAAGCCAAGTGATAGCGTCTTACTGAGTATTATGGAGCAGGCAGGTGGCCCTGTACTTGGCGTTGCAAGCCGTATGGAACGCGGTCTGAAGTTAATCAACGAAGGGTACACCGAGCGCGGTATCGAGCAAATGCTTCCCTCTGCAATGGGTAACGGTCTAAAAGCTATCCGGTTCGGAACCGAGGGTGCAAACACCTTGCGTGGTGACCCTATTACCGGTGACCTTGGCTATTGGAATACGTTTGCTCAGTTCTTCGGTTTTGCTCCTGCCGAATACACCCGTCAGTTGGAGATCAATAGTTCGATTAAGAACATTGAGCGCAAGACCATGGAAGACCGCACCAAGTTACTGCGCAACTTCTATATTGCTACCCGCAACGGCGACGGGCAAGAACGCGCTAGTGTGTTGCAAAAGATGCTTGACTTTAATAAGAAGCACCCGACTGCGGCCATTACGCCTGACACTATCGACAACTCCATGGCACAGCACATGCGGACGACCTCCGAGATGTACCACGGCATCACAATAAACAAGTCACTGCGACCTGAGTTGATGCGTAACATCCGCGAGTACGACGACGAAGACGAGGAATAAAAAATCCCCCGCTTATTAGGGCGGGGGATAAACTCCTCTAAGGAGAACGAAGGAGACAGGCAACCTGCTCGGTCGGGATAGTATCACAGTCGTCTCCAAATGCGAACCCCCCACCTGCTATCCTCAATACGGGGACGGTATTCCACCACCCAATAACGTCTTTGGGTAATATCATAGACCTGCCGCACGCACTCCAAGGTGTTTATACATGGTATAAACACAGACCCACCTATCGGGAAGTTATCCCAATCAAGGACAAACCGCACCCCATCGGGTGCAAGATCGTCAAGGTGTAGCCTGTTTTTGGAAGAGCGCGGCGGTTGTCGCCATACTTTGCTCAGTTTCATCGTCCATAAATGATGAGCAGTCCACAGTAATTGCATCGACTGGTGGCCAGTTGGAATGGGTGCCTTTACCCAAACGAACCTTTTCCTTCTTTGCTTTCGTGCGTCCTGTTTTTAGGCCATCAACAAACCCACCATAGTTGATCTGTTGTTTACCGCACCACTCTTTGAGCGGCTTGGGCAGAAGGTACAACCTTTTAATGTCGTACTCGTACCGAGCCACAAAGTTCATTCGTGGTACGGCTTCGGGATGAATCAGATGATCTAACCCTGTTGCTTGTTTACGTGCATCATCCGTACTCTTGATACGCAGGATGCCGTTGTAGTGGTCAGCCAAGAAGTCTGTCAGAATGCTTTCAACATCAACACCCATCTCGGCCATGTCGGTACGCGCGTCTTGCATGACCTTGATAATCCACTGCACGATTGGTGCAATCTGCCAATCAAGCAAACCCATCTTCTTACCCAACATCAGGCCAGTGATCGAGCGTGATGCTAAGACAGACCAAAAGCGGTTATCGGCTTTGAGGCCAGCCGCTATGTCAATCTTGCGTTGAGTTGTCAGGGCAAGTTCTTTTACCGGCTCCAGATTATTCATGATGTACTGGAGATAAGGTACAGCCGCCACCCCGTAGTGTTCCTTGATTGCGGCACTGAACTTGTCTGTCTCTTCCTTGGTTTCAAAGTTGACAGGTATGGCTTTGTATTCCAATACCCGTTGGGCTTCCGCTTGTGGCAGAGCCTTATACAACGCGATACGCTCAATCATGCTGGTATTACCTGTCGTACCAAACAAAGTTTTCCATGGCTTACCACGTACCCGCTCAACGTTACCTTTAGGCCCCATGCGGTTTCGTTGCATACCACTAGGAAGTTGATAGGCAAAGTCAGACAGGTCTTTCGGTGCGGTGTTAGTCATCTCGTCCATGTACACGCATAGGTTTTTGTAGACCTCAGCGCGATTCATCTTTGAGTTGTACGTATCACGCTCTTGGAGCATGGTCAGTTCAGGGTCACCCCATATTGAGGCACCTGCCAACATTGCTGTTGTTTTACCAAGACCGGAGCCTTTACTGTATATGTGAAACGCCGCCGCATTGATTGGTTGAAACTCCATCAACACCGCACCGAATGACATACCAACTATGAACTGGTGCATCTCCATACCGGGCTTGTTGTAGAACGACATGGTTTTCTTCCACTCTTCCAACGAACCTTTTGGGTTGAAGGCAGGGAATAGACCCGCAGTTGCACTCGAAGGTGAATTGATCTCAACGCGATCTTTGAACACTTCCATATTGCCAAGGCAAAAGGACGTACCCTTGTCATCTGTCCAACCAAATTGTCTACGCGCTTCGTCAGCTTCAGCCGTAAACTGTAACTCGTTTACCCATCTCATTGTGTACTCCATTAATTCGCCTACGTTCAAGACGGCAACGCCATGCGAGGCTAAGTATTTTCTGAACTCATCTTTAGTTCCCACCGCAGTCAGAGGCAACGTAAACTCACGTACCCCGTCCCTTGGCAGGTGCAACCTCATCACTAACGCTTCGCCCATCTCGGGGTCTTTAAGTCGACGTACAACATACAAGTCATTGAAATAAACCATGACGTCTTTGTCTTCGCCTTCAGCGTTCTTGGAGTGCTTGAACACTCCACCATTCTTCCCACGGAAATACGGGTGGGGGTACTTAGGTATGTTGTACTTAATAGGGGTTGCGTTGTGGATACCTAGCGGCTTTTGCACCACTACGTTATCTTCTTCCTCAGCCTCCTGTACTTCTCGCCCAAGCGAAATGGGTGACTTAATCTTGCCCCAATGTTGACAGTTCGTGCAGACATCAGGGCGGTACTCATCAAAGCGTTCGCACAGGTATGGGCCTTTGATCAGGTCAACCTTGGCTTCGGTACGCTCGGCAGTGTATTCCTCATGATTGCATGAAATCTTGTGGATGGCTTTACCTCCATCAACACAGAACTTAGCAATAGATAATGCGGCTCGCCACAGTGGTTCAGAGATGTTGTTTTGATTCATCACCGCTTCGCCAATCTGCGCACACCCGCTACCTGCCTGAGTCTTAATCAGGATAGTTTTAAAGCGGCTGATGTAACTACCCGACAGGGCTTGCATCATTGCGTCCGCTTCACGGGGCGCATACTTCTTGGATACGGGCGGCACCTCATCATCTCCGATCAAGTTGCAGAACAACTCAAACGGGATTGGGTCGGCAGGGGAGCCGATAAACACCACAGCTTTCGGCGGGGTGTCTTTGTGATTGTGCGTCAGGGGAACTCTAAGCACCCGAGCCGCGTCAGCAGTAACCGCAGGGTCACCATACATATTGTGTTCACGGCATAGTCTTTTGAACCGCTCCGCAACAGGAATCCATGTTTCACGTGAAACAGATTCGGTCAGTGGCCAGTACACGTGGATACCACGCCCTGAGTTTACGAGTGTTGGCTTCGGTAATCTTACTGTTTTGCAGAACGTGCGTAGTGCTAGTAACGCGTCTGCCTGTGTTTCGTAGTCCTTTGACGGCCCACAGTCTAAATCTAGGAAGAACGACCTAAGTTGTTTTACGTTGGGTACTTTACGAGACCCTGCCTCTTCAAACGTACCGAGTGCAAAATAAGCGTCATAACCTTCATTGTCCAAATTGTGGGCGGCATGGATGACTTCATCAAGAGAACTGTAGAACTTCTGCACTTTACGTTCGTCCGATAAACGACCCGCAAAGACGCAGTAGAACCCAGCGTCTCCCAACACTGTCTCCAAAAATGTTTTAGTTTCCATATCCGCCGATAGTTAAAGTGAATGAGATAACCGAAAGGTGGGGGTACCGGAATGACAGGTCGTCTGCAAGCTTTCAAAAAGCATACCCTGTCAAACTTTCCCCCCAAATCTTTTAGTCGTCCCAATCACCCACGATGTCAGCAATATCAGATTTCTCAGCCGCAGGGGTTGCGGCCTTCTTTGTTACCTTGATGGGCTCTTCCACTACTTCCTCGGCTTCAACCTTGGCAGGTTTTGGTGTGGCCTTGGGTACAGGTGCGGCTTCAATGGCTTTCGGTGCAGGAATCACACCATCCATCTGTGACACGTTCAAAGTAATTGCCTTAACAGTATCAGCGTGATCACGCATCTCCAAGGCGGCTTTCAACTCGTGCTCTTCCAATGCACGTACTGGCTTGAAGATCAACTTAGGTGTTGCGCTGTCAATGTCAAAACGCATCTCGGTCACGATACTAATGGCGTGTGTGTTGTGTGCCTTGAGGTAACGACCATAGGCTTGCAGTGGCATCTTCTTACCTTCTGCATCGCCGAACACTGATGTTGATGGCAGGTTAATTTGATAAACTTCTTGCTTACCCAACTCGCTCTCAATCATCACAGCAATACGCTGTTGGAATCGGCAAGCGCGGCCTTCACCACTCGATGCAGAACCCTTAACGTGTTGTGGGCAGTCTTTGCAGAATGACGCCTGACGCTGATCTTGTGGAACAGCGGAGTCGGGGCGTTGGGTATCAGACGACCAACATGTTGGTTTTGTAATCTTACCCTTTTGGTACACGCCCTCAAAGAACATACGGGATACGGGTGCGGCATTAACCAACACAACGTTCATTGCACGATCTTCACTAACGCGAACTTCTTTACCGCCAATGAATTCGCGGAATGCACCGCCTTCAATGGAGATGCGACGATTGCCGCTACCTGTGCTACCCGCAAGGGTACTTGTCAGGTTGTCTTCGATACCGCTAAGTAATGCAAGGGCGGCGTTGTTAGGCTTACCAAAAATTGTTAAATCGCTCATTTCGTTCTCCGGTTAAATATCTTTGTCAGTGGTTGTAAAATCAAATTCAAGTTGGACGGGTAGTCCAGTGTCAGGTTCAATCATCTTCACGTCGTCCTTGGGTGTGCTAGACAGGGCGGCTACCACTTGGGACACATTGAAACGATAGGTGTTGCCTATTTTCACGTATGTATCTTTAGGGATATAGCCCTGACGCAACCAAGCACGTACAGTTGAGACTGAGACCGTGAAGTGTTTAGCCAACGCTTCGATTGGCACAAACGGCTCTGTCATCATTTCCTCCGTACAGTTATGGTGTATTCGCTATCCACGTTGAGACCCGGTGGTAGCAGATCGGGGTTGGCTTCAAGGAACTGTTTCATGTTTCCCTGATGCAAACGCTCATGTAGAAGTTCAGGGACACCCTGCTCTACAATAAATTTACGCATGGACTCCCAATCGCTCGTCCAATAGTTAGCCTTGACAGTGCGGTAGAACAAACCTTCTTCCGTACGCACACTCTCAATGTTCTGTTCCTTGCAGTACACAAGTAAAGCCGCTTTGACTTTGTCCATCTGACCCTTGAGAATTTTCTCCCCTTCCTCGTAGGCGATACGGGCTTCGTCGTGCTTGGCCTTCATCTTTAAATATACCTTGACCAATTTTTCAACTGGTATTTTGGCTGTTTCTTCTGTCATTTCGTTCTCCGTTTGGTTGTTGGGATTTATATTATAGTGGCGTTTCCTCCATTATTCAAGTATTTCTTTGTAAAGATCAACTATTTTTGTGTGAACGTCTATTTTATTATCTAATAAGTTGTATACGTGTCTTTCTACACCTGACCCGACGAGTTGTACCACTGTTGTTGGGTGCCGCTGACCCGAGCGGTGCACTCGGGCGTTGGCTTGTGCGTAGGTCTCAAGGGATGAAGTTGGCCCCCACCACACCACAGTGTTTGCGGCTGTCAGGGTTACACCATGGGCGGCTGACTGAGGTTGGATGACAAGCACCCGTGTGTCGTTGGGGTCGGTTTGGAACCTGTTAAAGATGTCGGTGCGTTTGTTCAAAGGCACATCACCACTGATTACTTCAGTCTTAATACCTTCGTCATTGAGTTTGTCTGTCAGGATAGTGATCACGCTTTTAAAGGGCACAAACACCAGCACCTTTTGGCTTGCTTCCTCAATAACTTCTTTCAGTACGGCATAGCGATTCTTGATGTCAAACTCAACGGTTTCGCCCGTGTCGGTGTACACCGCACCACAAGATATTTGTAAGAGTTTGCTCATATTCACGGCAGCATTCACTGACGTAATATCTTCCCCTGCGGCCTGTACCACCATGCGCTTCTTTAATAGGTCGTAGTACTTCTGCTGTTGCTTGGTTAACTCGACTGTTCGCTTGACATACGTCATGTCCGGTAAGTCTAGGCACTCATCCTTGGTAAACCTGATAGCGGGTTGCAAGGCGTTAAACACTGTGTTTGTTGCGTTCTCTTTAGCCATCCACTTGAAGTTGGTCAGCTTGAGCATGACCATGTCCCTAAAGGATGAGAAGAAACGTGGCACACCTTGGGGGTTGACTAACTTAGCCAAGCCGTAAGCATCAAGGGGGGATTGCGCGGCAGGGGTACCCGTTAGCATCCACAACCACGTATCGGGTTTGATAAGGCCGTTCAATACTTTCCACCGCTTCGTCATGCTGTTCTTATAAGCATTAGCCTCATCTACAACAATCAGGTCAAACCCGCCCCGTGATATGTCATCGGCCACAATCTCAACACCATCGTAGTTGATGATTACAAACTCTGATGTGCCGTTGATGATGGCTTGGCGTTTGTTCTTTGCGCCATAAGCAATGTCCACCGAGCGGTGCATGGCAAACTTAAATAGGTCGGCTCTCCATGCGGAGTCCATGATTGACAAGGGGCAGATCACTAGCACACGTCGAATACGCTTTTGCTTAAGCAAATAGTCTGCCGCCCAAATGACTGAGCCTGTCTTGCCTGTGCCCTGCTCGTTTAGGCAGAACGCACGTTTGTTGAGGGTGAGAAAAGCGGACGTTGTTTTTTGGTGATCAAAGGGTTTGTACTGACCCGGCCAGTTGTACTGTCCCAAGATGGGACTAGGCACCCCTTTGATCTTGAGGTTGCGCAGAACTTGGGCTTCGTCTAAACCCCACTTGACAACAACTTGATTGTTGGATAGTTCTTTGCTCTTCGGAATGACTGTAGTAACACGTTGCGGGTTGCGCAGTGTTAGCAACAATGCCTTGTTATCTATGATTTCCAATTCGTTCTCGCTTATTTTTTATAAAGCATATCGAGCAGAATGGGGTCTCCAATCTGCTCGATATACCAACTTACTCTTGTCAGTTCCTACGCTCGAAAGTGTTTGCGCATGCTGACTGGTGCGGTTAAAGGGTTGAAAACAATCAACATCAAACACCCCGAACGGCACACTCACACCTGACTGCCGTTCTATTAAATTCTAATCTACCGCATTATTGCGTTGTCGTCAACTAGGTTTTTTACCACCCGCTTCGCGAACGCTGTGGCCATTACGTGCTCGGTTCTTTGCAGGGGTCAGCAGACGTACGCCCGTTTTATTGGAGCCACCCTTGGATAACATCTTGACGTGGTCAATGTCCTTGCCTTCGCGCTTGTCGGCCTTGCCGTTCCCATTCTTATCGGGGGAACTGGCATCCATCTTTCTTCGCGCACGTTGGCGTTCCATCCGCTCGTCGAGTTCGCCCCGCGCTTTTTGTTTCTCGTACTCGTGTTTGTAAGGTCTAGGTGATTTGGTATATGGCATCATGCCCTCCCGTTATGTGAACAACTCAACACCACACAATGTTTCTTACACAGCCCTGACGGGCGGGGGTTCCACACATTACTGGTGTACGCAAATTTCATGCGATCATAATCCCTAAGCCACTTCTGCCACAAGACAGGCTCATCTTCTTTGGAATAATTTGCCTTGGGAAATGACCGCGCAATGACGAATAGCAAGCCCCCTCGGACGCGTTTGATCTCGGGAAAGAACTTGAATATAGCCAAGGCCATGAGTTCAAGTTGTCCCTTGTCAGCGTACTTGTCAGACTTGCCCGTTTTGTAATCTAGCACCCGCGCCTCGCCCTTGTCTCGGTCAAGGATGATTAGGTCAGCGATACCTCGCCACCACACGTTCGGGTCTTTGAAATCGCACGGCTCAAGGTTTTCGGTGAGCCCCATCTCGAACTCGCATAACTTCTCACCATGCAGTTGGTTAAGATTATCCAGCGCCCCCTTCGCGAACTTGAACGGCTCGGGTAGGGGGGTGCCATCTTTGATGTAGAACTCAGCCGCCTCGTGGAAACGTGTCCCGTAGTGCATCGCTTCCGTCTCCTGCTCTTTGAAGTCCTTGGCCACCTTCAAGTGGTAGTACTTCTTGGGGCATTGCTCAAATGTCTTAATCGACGAAAACGACCACGCCGGTAACTTATCCATTAACAATCTCCGTATGACTTGCCATAGCCTGACTCACAATTCACGGGGAGGCCCGTGGCCCACTCAGGAACCCACCGCATGCAATCTTCCACATACAACTTGGCTTCCTCGACCTCAACATTACGTACAACAATAGCGATGGCGTCATGCACAGTCAGCACAACCTTGTATCGCTTACCAATACGCAACATCTGCTCTGCAATGATACACCTTGCGATGGCTTGGCACACGTTCTCAATAACTTTTCCCCCATAAATACGGGTGCGACCCTTGCGGGTTTGGTAGTGGAACTCCACCCCCTTGTCTGTTTCGGTGAACCGCAGGTCGTCATACCTCATCAGTAGACCGCTCGGCAAGCGGATTGCACACTCAGCAGGAACCAACTCAAGCACACCAGCCCGGCCAAGCGGAGATGAATCACCCCTTGACAAGTTCACAAGTGCGTTCTGAGCCTGACGCCATAGACGTACCACGGCATCGTTTGTCCTGCGATAAATGTCAATGATGCGTCGGGACTCTTCTATCTCCACCTCGGCACCCATGGTTTTTAGTTGGGCTTGGAACTTGACTGCGCCCATGCCGTAACCCGCACCAAGAATCGTAGTCTTACCTACAAACCGCTCATCCTTTGTAATCTCGAACTCGGGTTTACCATAGATAGCAGATGCCATCTTCTTGTAAACGTCTTTACCTTCAGCAAACGCCATGACCAAGTCGGTCTGCCCTGCAAGCCAAGCCAACACACGCGCCTCAATCTGCGCAGAGTCAGCATCAATGATTGTGTAGCCTTCGGGTGCAATGATCGACTTCTTTAACTTGTTACCATTTGCACCACGACTCGGTAAGTTCTGCATGTTAATCTTGTCATCCCCACCGAACCTGCCAGTGTGTGCGGCATAGTATCTGATCGGAACCGGCAGACTACCGCGCTTGGCAATGTCAATGAACCGCTGTGTACGTGTTTCTTCTAGCGTACTCTTAGTGCCAAGACGTGCGGCAACCAATGCTTGCACCCTGTCGTCAGGATGATCAGCCAACGCCTTGAACTCTTCGTCTGTCTTGGCAAACGCCCATGCTTGCTTGCCTGTCTTTGCGCTAATCTTCATGGGGGGCTCAACGCCAAACGATTTGAGCAGTTCACCAAACTTGTCATTGGACATCAGTTCAGCCTTGTCCACACCGCTACTCTCAAGCAATGCTTCCTTACGTGCCTTGGTCTCAACCAAATGTTGCTCAAGCATCTCAAGGTCTAACTCAAGCCGTGGCTCAATGAACATGCGCAGGGTCAGGTCAATGATCTTCAACTCTTGCTTGGGAAACTTACGTGCCATCTTGTTAAACAGCGCATACGTTAACTCCACATCGTTGATGCAGTAATCACCATAGCGAGACAGTTCCTCTTCGGTGAAATCGGTGCGGTGTTTACCAAGGGCGTTTACAACTTCAGTGCCCTTCTCGCCCAACTTGTACCTCTCTGCCAACGCCTTGAGTGAACCGCCCACCTCCACACCATGTAGAGCACGCCCCATGCACAAAGTATCAAGCCAAACACGAGGATAAATACCAAAGCGCCAATTAAGAATAGCGCCATCGAACAGTGTGTTGTGAGCCAAGACCATTGAGTCTGCCCAATTGAATGACTTCTGCAACCAATCTCTGATTTGTTCATGCGTACCACTTGCCCACACAGTTTCTTCGTTGTTGGCTTTTACGCCAACACCAATGACTTCGAACATATCACTGCGTACGTATTCTTCTGTCGTAATCTTCGAGAGTGAAAAGTCTTTGTCGTAATAAGTTTCAAAGTCAAGCGTAATTAGATTCATCTTCTTCTCCATCGTCTAGTTGTGAGTTACCCCTGTGAGCGTATGTGCTTGACATCAATTCGTCGTAGTTGAATTCTTCTTCAAAGCATTCACGTGCTGTGATATATTCGTCGCTTGCGCCTACTCGGGTATCGTTGTATACAAACAATTTCTTAGGAACCTTGATCACCTCGTTCAGAAAGTCAATACCATGCGGTGTGATCTGCCACATGCCTGATGTCTTAGTCTTGCGCGGTGCACCTTCCTTAATCTCTTCCTTGGTCGGGGGCGGTACGTATCTTTGTGCCACCAGATTCCAATGTTTAAGAGTAGATATAGAGTAAGAACGCATGACGTAGCGAGGCGCAC